CGGCAAGGTGGCGATTGCGAATGCCGCTGGCGTTGTAGGGGTTAATGTCACTTCTGACCTTGGGTATGGTTGGTCAAACAGCATCAGCGCACCGTTTATCCCCTTCGATACCATAATTACCCGCAAAGCCGCCGCATCCTTACGTCTTGGAGCAGCCGATGCAGCCGCACCTATAGCGCAAACCTTTGGCGTGCAATCGGTCGTAGCTGGTACTACGAACACACCGGGCGCTGATTTCAAGATTGCAGGTAGCCAAGGAACAGGCACTGGTGCTGGTGGGTCTCTGATCTTTCAGGTTGCGCCTGCTTCTGGGACTTCTGGGTCAGGGCAGAATGCGTTGAGCGCCGCGCTGACGATTAACAGTGATAGAAGTGCGACGTTTGCAAACGGAATTTCCGTTACTGGGGACGTGCTTTTTACGGGGCAAGCGCAACTGTCCGGCATCGGCGCAATAAACTCCAACGGTTTTGTGGTCGCGTCTAATAAGCTTATTGGCTTTTCATCTACGACCAATACGAACCTGACCCCAGACACCATCCTCACCCGCAAAGCAGCAGCATCCCTCCGCCTTGGCGCAGCAGATGCAGCCGCTCCTCAAGCTCAAACCCTTGGCGTGCAGTCCGTCGTTGCTGGGACCACTAACACAGCCGGAGCTAACTTCACCATCGCTGGGTCTCAGGGCACTGGGACTGGCGCGGGTGGAAGCATCGTGTTTCGAACAGCATCAGCCGGGGGTTCTGGCACAGCGCAAAATGCTTTGGGTGATGCCCTAACTATCGACGCTACAAAAACAGTTTCTATACCGGCCTCTGGCTACCTCAGCGCGCCAAACGTGCTAAGTCAATTCATGATGATGGGAGCCTGAAATGGGCATTGCATACAAAGTTCTTGGTCAGTCGGCTCCGGCTGCAACGACAGACACGACGCTCTACACCGCGCCCGCTGCAACGCAGGCTGTCTGCTCAACGCTGGCAGTCTGCAATCGTGGCGTGTCAACGACGTTCCGCGTCGCTGTTCGCCCCGCCGGGGCTACTCTCGCCAACGAGCATTACGTTGTCTACGACAACTTCGTCGAGCAATACGACACGGTGTTCTTGACGCTTGGTGTGACGCTGGCCGCAACTGACGTTGTAACGATCTACGCAGGCGCAGCAACGCTGTCGTTCTCGCTGTTTGGCTCGGAGATAACCTAAATGTCGATCCGCAATGTCCAGCAGAACAGCCTGAACCAGAGACACCTGAACGCGCCGCGTCCGGTTTTGCGCCCGCTTTCTTCGTCTGGCTTCACGGGTGCTGGCGGCGTGTGGCGTCGTAATCCGGCGTGGCTGGCTATGCCTAGCGTCCTGATTACGGATCAGAAGATCGTTGTGCTGACGGCTGTTCGCCCGGAATCCGAGTTCGTCGCGTTTACGATGCGCGGCGCTTATACGGTTGACTGGGGAGACGGAAGCGCGCCGGTCAACGTGGCGGATAACGTTGCTGCCCAGTATCTGTACAGCTACGCGGCTGCGGGGCTGAACAACACTGACGGGCCGGTGACGTTCACTGATGCTGGCGATCTTGTTACGCGCACGGCGCACGGCTTTGAGAACGGCGACATCGTCACGTTCTGGACTGTTGTAACGACGACCGGCGTGACTGTCGGCCAGCAATACTATGTCATCAACAAAACCGCCGACACGTTCCAGATCAGCCTGACGGTTGGCGGCGCGGCTGTTGCGTTGACTAATGACGGCTCCGGCACGCTGCTTCCCTACAAGCAAGCCATCATCACGATCACGCCGCAGGCCGGGCAGAACCTTACTTCTGTAAATTTACAGATCAGGCACAGCGGCTCAGGCTCTAACGCATATTCAAGCGGTTACTTGGATATGACGTTATCCACGCCGAATGCGACTTCGTTGGCGTTTGGCGGAGGCACAATTATTCATCGCATGATAGAAATTGCCACGATATTAACAATCGGCTCGACGATTAACCTAACTAATTTGTTTCAGAACTGCAACGCACTCCAGAGCGTACCTTTGTTCAATACTGCGTCTGCAACAAGTATGAGCGGCATGTTTAACAACTGCTTTTCCCTCCAAAGCGTGCCATTATTTAATACGGCTGCTGTGACGAATATGCAGAGTATGTTTAACACCTGCGTTTCTCTCCAGAGCGCTCCTTTGTTTAACACATCCGCTGTGACGAATATGGGTGATATGTTTAGCACCTGCTCCTCACTCCAGAGCGTCCCACTGTTTAACACTGCTGCTGTGACGGCTATGAACGGTATATTTACTAACTGCTTCTGCCTCCAAAGTGTTCCTTTGTTTAACACTGCGTCCGTAACCAATATGGCATCAATGTTTACAGGCTGCCGTTCCCTCCAGAGCGTCCCTCTATTCAATACTGCCGCTGTGACGAATATGACGAGTATGCTTCAAAACTGCTCCTCACTCCAGAGCGTTCCTTTGTTTAATACCGCTTCTGTTACGAATATAAGTTTTATGCTCCAAGGCTGCTCCTCCCTTCAAAGCGTACCGCTGTTTAATACGGCTGCTGTGACAAATATGTCTACCATGTTCAACAACTGCTTCTTCCTTCAAAGCGTTCCTTTGTTCAACACTGCGTCCGTAACCAATATGTCATTAATGTTCCAAGGCTGCTACTCCCTCCAAAACGTTCCCTTGTTTAATACTGCTGCTGTTACGAATATGTCGTTAATGTTCAGGGATTGCATTACACTAAAAAACGTTCCCTTGTTCAGCACTGCTGCTGTGACGAATATGAATGGAATGTTTCAAGGTTGCTCTATTCTCCAAACCGTCCCCTTAATGAACACTGCGGCTGTAACAAACGCCATATCAATGTTTAACAGCTGCTCAGCTCTATCCTCAATCCCAGCCTTCAACTTCGGTGCAGTAACACCAGCCGCAAACTTCGCATCAACTTTTGCCACTTGCACGTCCCTCGCACGTATCCAAGCTACGGGCTTTAATTTCACCTTCTCTGTCGCGAGCTTGAAACTAGGCGGCACGCAGTTAGATGAAATCTACACGAACCTGCCAACAGTCTCCGGGCAGACGATCACGGTTACGGGCAATTACGGGACGGCGACAGATAACCCGGCGATTGCAACTGCAAAGGGATGGACGGTGACGGGATGATTGAGGACACATCTGGCTTTTACAAACTCGATGGAGTTTTGCTTTTTGGCCCGCACTATGTGCTGAACGCCAACTACGAGCTGCGCCGGGAGAGCAAGGACAGCCACACCTATCCGGTGGATGGATGGTATTGGTTCGACACGCGCGAGGAGGCTCTGGTATTCTTCGGCCTGCCGCCTGATCCGATTGAGGAGTGAGAATAATGACAACGCAGTTTCAATGGGCCGTAAACCAAATGTCCGCCTATCCCGAATACGAGGGCGAGCCGAATGTCGTTTTCTCGGTCTCGTGGGTGTGTTCAGGCACTGACGGCGTCTACAACGCGGCATCCTACGGCACGTCAGAAATGACGCTGGACCCGACGCAGGTTTTCACGCCGTTTGCCGATCTGACGCTGGATCAGGTGCTGGGTTGGGTCTTCAATGTGATTGGCGAAGAAGGCGTGCAGACGGCGCAGGACGATTGCGATACGCAGATCGCCGCCCAGCAGGCTCCGCAGACTGTAACGCCGCCGCTGCCTTGGAACTGAGGCAGGTCTAAACAAATACAAGGGGGAAACTATGTCACTCAAAATATGCGTGTACGCGATCAGCAAAAACGAAAAGCAGTTTGTGGATCGTTTTTGCGAATCGGCCAAGGATGCCGACGTGATCATGATCGCGGACACGGGGAGCACGGATGGGACAGTTAAGGCTGCTCGCGCGCGCGGCGCTGTCGTGCATTCTATTCACATTAGCCCTTGGCGTTTTGATCATGCCCGGAATGCTGCTCTTGCCCTTATTCCGGGTGATGTCGATGTTTGTATCTCCCTAGACCTCGACGAGGTTCTTGAGCCGGGCTGGCGGCAAATGATCGAAGCCGCGTGGGTCAAGGGGGAGACGACCCGCCTCCGCTATATGTTTGACTGGGGGTGCGGCATCCGCTTCACCTACGAGAAGATCCACGCCCGCCAAGGTTATTACTGGCACCATCCCTGCCACGAATACCCGATGCCTGACGGCCGCACGCAAGAGGTCTGGGCGCACGCTGGCCCGGATCTTCTGGTGAGCCACCACCCGGACCCAACGAAGAGCCGCGGCCAGTACCTCGACTTGCTTGAGCTTTCCGTCAAGGAAGACCCCCACTGCCCTCGGAACGCCTTCTACTACGCCCGCGAGTTGACGTTCTACGCCCGCTGGGATGACGCCATCGAGGCCCTGAAGAAGTATCTCGCCATGCCGAGGGCTACGTGGCCAAATGAGCGATGCTACGCCATGCGCCTTCTTGGCAAGTGCTACTCGGAAAAAGGTGATTCTGGGCAATCTGAAAAGTGGTACATGGCCGCCGCCAGCGAGGCCCCAAACACCCGCGAGCCGTGGTGCGAGCTGGCCATGACCATGTACCACCAAGCGCGCTGGGAGGAGTGCTTCGCCTTTTCCATGCGGGCTTTGAGAATAACCCAGAAAGAGCTAGTCTACACCTGCGATCCGGCGGTGTGGGGGCACTGGGCGCACGACTTGGCGAGCGTCTCCGCTTGGCGCTTGGGGCTGAAAGACATTGCCGTGGAGCAGGCGCGTATTGCTCTGGAGAAGAGCCCCGACGACAAGCGGCTTGAGGCCAATTTGAAGTTACTGCTCGACGAGGGCGCACCGAAGGAGACCGAATAAAATGGAGCCCCAGACACTCATAAACGGCCTGTTGGCTATTGTTTTGGCCGGGATCGGCTGGGCGGCGAGAGAGCTCTGGGGCGCGGTCAAACGCCTGCGGGAAGACCTCCAAAAGATTGAGATTGCCTTGCCAACAAATTACGTCCGCAAGGACGAGTTTTCGGACGGCGTGAAAGAGATCAAGGAAATGTTGAGCAAGATATTTGACCGCCTCGACAACAAGGCCGACAAATAATGGCAGACGACAAAGTCACCATCTGGAATGACACCCTCAAATTTGGACGCTCCCCAGCCAACGGGGAGCTTCTGATTGGGAATGGCGGCGGGTTCAACCTCGCGGGGCTCACTGCCGGAAGCGGCGTCACCGTAACCAATTCGGCTGGCGGCATATCCATCAGCGCCACGGGAAGTGGTGGAACCGTTACCGCCGTATCTGGAACAGCCCCTATCACATCGACCGGGGGCTCAACCCCAAACATTGCCTTAACCGTTCCGCTCGACGTTCAATATGGCGGGACAGGTCTATCCACTTTGACAACTGGAAACGTCTTGGTTGGAAACGGGACGAGTGATGTCAATTTAGTTGCACCGGGGGCCAGTGGCAATGTCTTGACCAGCAACGGGTCAACTTGGGCGTCGGAATACCCTCGATATTCTATTGCTACAACCACGGACCCGTCCGGTCAGACGTCAGTCATATATACGGGTCTTTTATCAAGAGAATATACTTTTGTTTTTAACAAAGTGCAGCCAAACAGCACGAGCACGGCGGTTCGTTTTGAAATTGCCGTTTCGGCAGATTCAGGAACTTCGTGGACGACGGTTAATTTTAGCCCAAATGCAAACTGGCAGCTAAACGGCGGTGGATCGGGATTGTTAAGCTTTTACCCGGAATTTGGGATAGGGGCATTTTTCATTGTCCCTAACGATATTATAACCAGTTCGAAAGTAGCAGGTAACGGGATTGTTCCAACCGGGTCTACCCTTCCGATTAATGCTGTAAGGTTTAGGTGGTTCGACACGGGAACATCGTCTGTTGTAAACTTCAGAACTCTTGCGGGCCAATCAATAAAGGTGCTGTTATGAAAATAAACATAGCTACGGGAGAGGTTCTTCAATCAACAATTGAAGATGCGTGTTCTGGTGAGATTGTCCCGGAAAAAATTACAATTTCTCGCGATCAATTGCAACAGAAGCTGGTTCAAATGGGGCTGTGGCAAAGGGCGGAACCATACGTAAAAAAATTAGCTTCGGCTTCTGCGGACAACTATTGCCAAGCAATAAAATGTTTGTGCGAAGATTTTGGCGTTGATCCAAAAGATGTTGACAGGTTATTTCTGGAAGCAAGAGAGCTTTAAGTTTTTTGGAGATAACAAAATGATCAAGCACGGAGAAATAACCGTAGACACGATCTTCGTCCACTGCTCGGCCACGAGGCCCGACTGGATGGTGGACAAGGCGCTGTCGTCAAAGGTTGCGGAGATCGCCCGCTGGCACAAGCAAAAGGGGTGGACGGCCATTGGCTACCACTGGATCATTGACCGGGACGGGACGGTCGCCCGCGGACGCCCGGAGAACAATGTTGGCGCTCACGTTCAGGGGCACAACATGGGCAGCCTCGGCATTTGCCTCATTGGCGGCTTTGGGTCGAGCGAGAACGACCCATTTGAGAAAAACTACACGCCAAATCAAGAGTCGGCCCTGCGCCAATTGATCGAAGACATTAAGATTAGGACACCGATCAAGAAGATCCGCGGCCACAACGAGGTGGCCGCAAAAGCCTGCCCCGGCTTTAATGTTGGTCGGTGGATTGAAAAGAAGTCCCCGCGCATGAGGCCGATAGAGAGCACTACCGTTCAGGCCAGCGCGGCCCAGATCGCGTCCGGTGCTGTCGGCGGCGTCACGGCAGTGTCCGCCCTCGATGGTCACGCCCAGATCGTGGCGCTCGCCCTGTGCGCAGTGGTCATTCTGGCGGGCGCGTGGATTATGCGGGAGCGCCTCCGCAAATGGTCTAGGGAGGTCGCGGAGTGATGTTCATCCTTTCACCCATAGGCCGCTGGCTTGCCGCCGCCGGGGGAGCCCTGAGCCTCCTCTTTGCTATTTACTTAAAGGGAAGATCCGAGGGTAAAGACACCCTCCGTTTGGAACAAGAAAATGAACGAAACCGGAGGGCAAAAAATGCCATACAAGCTGACGACGCTGTGCGTCGCGACATTTCTGCTGGGCGGCTGCTCAATGACGATGGCCACCGGCGCGACTGATGCCTGCGACTTTTGGCGACCCGTCTCGTGGTCAACCAGAGACACCCCCGAAACTATTCAAGGGGTTAAGATAAACAACGCCCGCCAGCAGGCATGGTGTAAAAAACAAAAACTATGGTAAAGTGCAGCCGGAGATGAGGTAAATCCTATGACAACCGGCCTGACTTATTCACAATACGTCACGCAAATCGCGACCATGGCTGTCGTTGAACCGACAGACCCTGCGTTCGTGACGATTCTTCCGCAAATGATTACTTACGCGGAAAATCGCATGTATCGCGATCTGGACTTTCTATTCACCTCTATTTCCACCACGGCATATTCGTGCACTGCCGGAACACGGATCATTTCTGTTCCGACTGGAACCTTTGTAGTTCCCGAGCAGATCAATGTCATTACGCCCTCCGGCACGTCAAATCCTGACCTCGGTACGCGAGTGGCCCTGCTGCCCGCAACGAAAGAGTTCTTGGACGCGGTCTATGGGTCGGGTCTGTACACGGGCCTGCCAAAGTATTTCTGCCCATTTGATGATTACACTTTCTTTGTCGGCCCGTACCCTGACAGTTCGTACACCGTTGAAATTGTTGGAACAATTAGGCCAAGCAGCCTGTCGTCGTCCAATACCACGACGTTCATCAGCCTCTACCTGCCCGACTTAATGGTCATGGCGAGCATGATCTACGTCAGCGCGTACCAGCGCAACTTTGGACGGGCCAATGACGACCCGCAGATGGCAATCTCATACGAGAGCCAATATCAAGCTTTGCTGAAGGGCGCGATGATGGAGGAGAACCGCAAGAAGTTTGAGGCTTCTGCTTGGTCGTCTCAGTCTCCGTCGGCTGTCGCAACACCGACGAGGGGTTAACCCATGCCCCACAACGCCCTCAAAATTGTGCCGGGTGTCGATCAAACCAAGACGCCGACCCTAAACGAGGCGGCGATCTCGGAGAGCCAGCTCGTCCGCTTTATTCCCGACAGGACGCTCGGCGGCCTTGTTCAAAAGCTTGGCGGCTGGACAAAGTTCTTCCCCAACACAATCGGATCGAAGATCCGCGCCCTGTGGGCGTGGGAAGACACCAACGCAAACTCATATCTGGCTGTTGGGGCCGAGGGCCTGCCCGCAGGCGCGGGTGGCACACTGCAAGTAATTGAATCGGGTGGCGCGAATGACATTACTCCCCAGAGGACCGTCGTTAATGTCGCCGTAAGTGTTTCGACAACGCTCGGCAGTGATGTTGTCACGATCACGGATACCGGCAGGAACGCCGACAACTTTGACGTTGTAGACATTCAGACGCAGATCAGTGTCGGCGGGCTGGTGTTGTTTGGGCAGTATCAAATATTCAATCCGGGCGGCAGCGCCAACACGTACACGATCTTGGCGACAAATGTTCTTGGCGAACCGGCGTATGCGACGGCAACCGTCGCCACGGCGGGTGCGGTGTCCTTTTATGGTGTGACCAGTGGCAGCAACTTTGTTAACGTGACACTGGCCGACCACGGGTATTTGGTCGGGAGCACCTACGCCGCGCTTGTCGCGACGAGTGTGGGCGGCATAACCATATACGGAAACTACATCGTCGTTGATGTTTTAAGCGCTGATGTTTTTGTAATTTCGGCCAGTTCAGTGGCGGCCCCCGTTCTCGTCACCGGCGCGTCCGGGAACGGGACCACAGTTACTATTACACATTCCTCTTCAATTCAGTTTTTGGACGGAAGCAGCGTCACCATATCGGGCGTCAATCCGGCCGGATACAACGGGACGTGGACAGTTGACTCCTCAACAAGCGGGTCGTTTACGTTTCTGGATTCTGAAACTGGAGCCTTTGTTAGCGGGGGTGAAATTTCAGGCGAATACGGCGCATTTGAAAACGCCGGAAACGCACACTACGTCTACTACAACGGCTTGGGGCCTATTCTTTCGGGCACGGGTTACGGGATTGGCGGGTACGGTCTGGGCGGCTACGGCACAGGGGTCGAGCCCACTGCCGGAACAGGTACGCCAATAAACGCAACTGACTGGACTTTAGACAATTGGGGAGAGGTGTTGATCGCCTGCCCAGTTAACGGACCTATCTACAAGTGGGCACCCACAAGCGGCGACTTGACGGCACTCATCATTCCCAACGCCCCGCCAGTAAATGAAGGCATGTTTGTCGCCATGCCGCAGCGCCAAATCATTGCGTGGGGTTCCACCTTCACCGGCGTGAAAGACCCCCTCCTCATCCGCTGGTGCGACGTCAACAATTATGACCAGTGGATCGGCCAGATAACCAATCAGGCGGGCTCATACCGCATCCCCAAGGGGTCTCGGATTGTGCAGTGCATCCAAGGCCCGCAGCAAGGCTTGGTCTGGACGGACCTTGCTCTGTGGGCAATGCAGTACGCTGGCCCGCCCTATGTCTATCAGTTCAACGAGATCGGCACCGGGTGCGGCCTCATTGGTCGCCGGGCCGCGGGCTCGCTCGGCGGATCTGTCTACTGGATGGGGCCGAGCCAGTTTTATCGCCTCGCCGGAAATGGCGTTGAAACCATCGCCTGCTCCGTCTGGGACGTAATTTTTCAAGACTTGGACACCAGCAATCTTGACAAGATCAGGATTGCCCCCAACTCACGTTTTGGCGAAATTGCTTGGTATTATCCGACAAAAAGTAACGGGGGCGAAGTCAGTCACTACGTCAAATACAACACGATCTTGAACCAGTGGGACTTTGGAGAATTGTCCAGAACCGCATGGATCAATGAGAGCGTGCTTGGGCCCCCAATGGGAGCCGCTCCCAACACCTACATATATCAACATGAAACCTCCCCGGATGCCGACGGCACCCCAATGACGTCTTACTTCCAGACAGGTTATTTTGTCCTGTCTGAGGCTGACGTGAAAATGTTTGTCGATCAGGTCTGGCCCGACATGAAGTGGGGCTACTACAACGGCGTTCAGGACGCCAACATATTGCTAACATTTTATGTGGCGGACTATCCCGGCGACACGCCAATCCCTTACGGCCCGTACACGCTGACTGAAACTACAAAATACATAACGCCGCGCTTCCGTGGCCGCCTTGTCTCGATACGAATTGAGAGCAACGACATTGGCTCTTGGTGGCGGTTGGGGAATATGAGGTATCGTTATCAACCCGACGGGAAATACTGATGCCAGCATCACTTGACGATATTTTAACCACCCAGAAAAACGGCGTCGTCGCCATCAATAACCTCAGCACCTCGATCAATAGGGATCAGGGGGCTGTCACCTCGGCAACTTTTTCTTCGGACACACTGGTCATTACTGGCCGGGGGTACGTCGCCAGCTTTTCTGTCACTGTCGCGGGGACCGGCAGCGGGACGATCAATAATGCGCAGACGACGGCCCTCGCCGCCCCCGGCAACGTGCTGTGCGCGACCCCCTCGACGATTGGTATCTACCGGGCAGGGCTCGTGTTCACCAATGGGCTGGTTATCAAACCGGGGACCGGGCAATCCATCAACGTAACCTACTCGCTGGGGTAAATCATGCCGCTGTCAAAAGGCTCTTCACGCGAGACCATAAGCCGGAACATCAAGGAAATGGTGTCTTCCGGGCACCCGCAAAATCAAGCCGTCGCCGCGGCCCTGAGCAACGCCAGACGCACCAAGCGCGCCACGGGCGGCCCGGTGTCGGCGCTCCATGTGGGGCCGATCCACAGCCCCGTGGCGGGCCGCACGGACCATCTCCCCATGTCTGTTCCCTCGGGCTCCTACGTCATCCCGGCGGATATTATTTCTGCCATGGGCGAGGGGAACACCATGGCCGGATACAAGGTGGCCAACGCCATTTTTGGCCTGCAACGGGTCGAGAGCGACACTCCGGCAGAGATCGTCGCCGCCGGGGGCGAGTACGTTATTGCCCCGGAGAATGTTGCCAGACTTGGGGGCGATGATATGGATAGGGGGCACTCTGTCCTTGATGATTTTGTTAAAAAGATGCGTGCCAAGACAGTGGATACCCTGAAGAAACTTCCGGGACCGCGCCGAGATTAAGGGGAAAATGATGGTAAAGGTTAGAATCGGAACACCGGAAGACGTTGACGGCATGATGGCCTTGTCGTTGGCCGCCTGCGCTGAAAACGGATTGACTGACCCGAACCCGATCAAATTGCTTGAGCAAATATGGCCCTCACTACATCAAGACAAAGGTATTGTTGGCGCAATTGGCCCTGTCGGGGGTAAGCTTGAGGCAGCTATTCTTCTCAGAACAGAACCTCTATGGTATAGTGACAAACTGTCTCTTGTTGAGAGGGCGGTGTTTGTTGACCCTGAGTACAGAAATGCCAAAGGCGGACGGGCTGCGCGATTGATTGAATTTGCGAAGACAGCTTCTGAATCTTTGGATATGCCTTTGGTTATCGGCATATTGAGTTCGCAGCGCGCTGCGTCAAAGGTCAAACTTTACGAGCGGCATTTTGGGCCTCCCAGCGGGGCCTATTGGCTGTGGCACGGAAAAACTGGCGAATGGGCGAACGCAGCCGAGTGATTGGCGCACAGGAGAGCTAGGCTATGGGCGGCAAAAGCACCACTTCGACGCAACAGGTGAGTATCCCGCCGGAAGTTCTGGCTCGATACAACGCCGTCAACACTCGCGCCGAGGGCGTCGCCCAGAAACCATTTCAGCAATATGGGGGCGAATTTGTTGCCCCCATCAACCAGCAGCAGATGGCTGGCTTTGGAAACATCAATCAGGCTGCCACGTCAGCCCAGCCTTACTACGGCGCGGCTGCGGGTATGACGCTCGGCGGATCGCAGGGTGTTGGTCCGTTGACTGGCGGCCAGATTAATCAATATATGTCGCCCTATCTGGGCAGCGTTGTCGGCACCACGCTCCAGAACTTGGGTCAAGAGCAGGCCATACAGCGTCAGGGCCAGATCGGTGACGCAATCAAGGCTGGCGCTTACGGCGGAGATCGTTCAGGACTTACCGCCGCCAATCTCGCCCGCCAACAGGGGATGGCCTACGGCAAGACTGCCGCGGACCTGTTGAACACCGGCTACGGGCAGGCAGTACAGACCGCTCAGGGTCAGCAGCAAATCCAGCAGGCCGACCTCTCCCGCCTCATGCAGGGTGGTGCACAGCTTGGCGGCCTTGGCGCCGCGCAGCAGCAGGCTGCATTGCAGGGCGCGCAGGCTCAGGTCGGCGCGGGTACGTTGCAGCAGCAGACAGAGCAGGCTAACAAAACAGCTCAGTACCAGCAGTTTCTTCAAGAGCGCGGGTATGACTTCCAAGTCGCCCAGTTCCTCGCCAACATCGCCATGGGCACTGGCGCCCTGTCGGGCAGCACCACCACCACGACGCAGCCGCAGAGCCTGTTCTCTGACGAGCGCCTCAAGGAGAACGTCGAGCCCGTCGGCGAACTCAACGACGGCCAGACGATCTACCGCTACAACTACAAAGGCGACCCGCGCACGCAGATCGGCCTCATCGCTCAGGAGGTCGAGCAGTCGCACCCGGAGGCCGTCGGCGAGTCCGAGGGCTACCGCACGGTCGATTACGGGCGTGCCACTGACGAGGCCGCCATGGCCTCGCGCGGCGGCCTCGTGCCCGAGGGCATGGGCGAGCGCATGGCGTTCGCGCCCGGCGGCCTCGTTGATCCCAACGACATGCAGGCGCTACTTGCCTCGCAGGCGCAGTCCTTTGGCCCCTTCTCGCAGGCTGGCCTCTACGGCGGCGACAAGGGCGGCGGCATTGGCGGGGCGGGCTACGTCCCGTCGGCAAAGCTCCCGACCCCGAAGCTGATGACCGCTGGCGCTGCCCCTCAACAGCGTGCCTCCGGTCTCGGGCAGGCAATAGGTGCTGTTGGTCAGGTCTCTGATCTCGGTCAGAAGGCGGCCAAGGCTTATGACTTTGGTAAGAAGACGCTCGTTGGAACCGAAGGCAAGCCAGAAACCAAATTTTCTCCGGCCGTAGAGGAGACCGGGGGGCTTGTTGGACGAGGTAACAAATTCGGCAACGGATACCTGAACCCGGCATCTTCTCCGACGGCTGATCTTCCAGCGGGCGGAGCCAAAAACGCATCGTTTGAAGGCGGGCTTGCCCCGTCAGGTAATTCTGAGACCGCTTCACTTGAAGGCGGCGTCATGCCGTCAAGTGAAGATATTCCCGATCTCTCGACAATGTTTGCCAACCGAGGCGGCCTAGTCCCCGGTTACGCGGCTGGCGGGGCAATGGCTCCTACCAACCCCTACGAGATGACTGAAGACCCGCTTCAGGATGTCCTGAACGATCAGAGCAAGAACGAAATTGAACCCTTGAAGCCAGCCTCGCCCCCCGGCGGTGGCGGTGGCGGCAGTGGTCTAGGTGACGCGATTAAGGTGGCCGGTCAAGTTGCTTCCTTGTTTGCCATGTCCGACGCTCGCCTCAAGAACAACATCGAGCCGGTCGGCAAACTCTACGACGGCCAGCCCGTCTATCGCTACGACATGGGCGGCGGCCCGACGCAGATCGGCCTGATGGCTCAAGAGGCTGGCCTGCGCCGCCCTGACGCCGTTGGCGAGCGCGGCGGCTACATGACGCTGGACTACGACCGTGCGACGGAAGACGCCGCCGGTCTGATGCCCCGCCAAGGTTACGCCAACGGCGGCGCGCCGGGCGACGAAGACTTGGCCATCCGCACTATCGCCTCTGAGATGAGCGGCAAGAGCCCCGAAGAGGCGCGGGCGATTGCCGCGGTGATCGAGAACCGCCTGAAGTCTGGGCGGTACGGCGAGACCTACGGCGACGTGGTGAAGGCGAAGAACCAGTTTGAGCCTTGGTCAAGGCCCGACGCCCCCAACTACCCGATGCGCTTCAGCCCGGACAGCCAGCGCTACCGAGACGCTCGCGCAGCCTTTGAGGCTCGCGGAGATGACCCGACCGGCGGAGCACAAAACTTCTACGCTCCAGTCGCCCAGAAAGCCCTTGGCCGCGACGAACCGTCTTGGGCTCGCGGCCGAGAAGGATTGGACATCGGGGCGACCCGGTTCTTTAATTTGGGTGAAGGCGCTCCCGCAGCCCCGCGCGGCGGCGCTCCCGTGCCCCCGGCAAACATTGGCCGCCCAGAACCCACTGGCGGTCTCTCCGGCGCTGCCGGAACGTCCGGCAAACCCGAGACCAAGTCGTCGGGCCTTTTCTCCGCCCCCAACAAATTTGGGTCTGAGCAGGGGCAAGACTGGGGCGACTTCTTGACGAGCCGCCAGTTCATCGTGCCCCTGCTGTCTGGCATTGGCGCGGCGGCGACGACGCCGACCCGCAATCTGGGCACTGCACTTGCCGCTGGCCTCGGGGCTGGCGCGCAGGCGTACGGCGGGCTTGAGAAGCAACAGGCTGATATTGAGAAGACGAGGGCTGATACTGGATTTACGAAAGCGGGAACTAGAGAGCAAGAAGCAGCCACATCTCGTGGGAACGTCTTTGAGCGCAATGGTCGGTTGTTTGTTCAGTATATTGACCCGAAGACGGGTAAATATACGGCAATTAACGGGTCTGAATATTTCAGGATGGACCCAAAAATTCGGCCTTCGCTTGATTCGTCTGACGTGGAAAAAATTCGCAAAGATGCTATTTCGCGCAATGAAATTTTGTCGCAAGAGCGGCCCGATATTTCACCTAAAAAAATGGAAGAAGCTCCAAAGCCCGGCCAACTGCCTGCGCCTGCTGGAGAGCCTAAGCCGTTGCCAGATACTGCTGGAGAGCCTAAGCCGTTGCCAGATACTGTTGAAGGGCCAAAGCCAAGCGCTCCATCTGTGACGGTTATTGGCCTTGATGAAAAGGCACTGGCCAGTGCCGCCGATGAGTCAAAACGTATTGAAGATATGACTTTCAAGGATGATCGGGACAAGATCATTGAAACCAATCAGGGGATTGTGAACAAGGCGACTTCGCAAAGGGACATGGCGTTTGATCTGACGGCGCGTCTCAACAATCTTGCCAAGCCACTGGCCGGGTTGGCCGCAGGTGAGCAAATTGCTCCCGGCGCGCTGTCGCAAATTACGGCAACTGTCACAGACAAATTGAACAGTATACTGGGTCAGTTTGGGTTGGGAGAATACAAGATCGCCTCAGAAGGTCTCAACGCCTATCAGCTTTCGCAAAAAGCGGCGGCCGTATTACGAGAAGCGAAAGCCGCCAACCTAGACTTCAAGGCGGTATCTTCTCTTGAGAAACTGGCCGAAGGTCTGGCTGACCCAAGCAAAACCGCTGAGGTTGCCGCCGATATTGTCGCCTCCGCGTATGTTGATAAGCAGAAGCTGGCGGATGAGGGTATGTACACGCTGAAATATGCGAAGAGCCAGCCCATCAGCGTGGCTCAGGGAGCCAGTGCTGAGTTCAAACGCCAATATGACGAACAGAGGTACTTGAAGGAAAAGGCAGCAATTAAGCAGATTATGTTGGATAAAATCGACAAAATTCCGCTTATAAATTATCTATTGGAAGACAAAAACGTCGATCCAAAATATAAAAACCGCATCACGCCGCAAGTCATTAATGATATGTACGGCGCGGATGTAGCTAGATACTTCCTTAACACTGCGCAGTGAGGGTACGATGGACCAGAACGCACCGCTCACCGCAGATGAACTTAGAAAACTTATTTCCCCAACGACACCCGGTCGGGAGAGCCCTGCTTATGGCGCGACCCCAGAGAGTAAATCAGCTTTTTCTGCGGATGAGCTTCGGGCTCTGGTGCAGCAAAAGGCTACGCCAACTGTTGGGTTTGGGGAAGACTTTGTGCGCTCCGCAGGCGCAGGTCTCGGTCGCGGAGTTGCTGGCTTACCGGGGCTTCCGGGAGACATCGAGTCCCTTGGCCGCGCAGGCGCGCGATACATGGGCGCAAATATCTCTCCAGAACCAGCGCTTCCAACGTCACAAGGCGTCATTAAAGCGGCTCAAGAGTACATTCCCGGGGCAAAAGATGTCTTGTCTTATAAGCCGGAATATACCGCAAATCGTTACGTCAAGGCCGTTGGCGAGTTTGCGCCGTCTGCATTGATTGGTGGACCAGCTGGGCTCGGTGTAAGAACCGCTGGGTCTGTTGGTGCAGGTATTGCAACTCAAGGGGCCGAAGAGTTTGCAAAGGGAACCCCGATTGAGGGAACCGGATACGAAACGGCGTTGAAGTTGGCAGCATCTATCCCCGGATATATGGCTGGAACAAAAACGTTAAGCGCGGCAAAAGCCCCGTTCTCTGGTCTTGTTTCTCCCGGCGCGGAAGCTAATCGTCGATTGGCTGAGTCTCTCTCAAAAGATGTTGCCCTCGGGGGTAAGTTTGGGGCAAAGGCTTCGCCAACTGAGGCGATTGAGACTGGGGCAGCCGTACCGCCTTCTGCCCTTGCTGGCCGTGGGACAGAGGGGCTTATTCAAAAGGCTTCAGATAGATCATCGGAAGCGGCTCAGAAAACGTTTTCTGATCAGGCAAAAACCCTTGCTGGAGATGCCCAAGGCATTGTTAACAAACAAATTGACAACCTTTTCGGCGGCAATCCTGTTCTCCCATTTGATAGAACAGCCGAACTTGCACGTCAGGCATCGTTAACAAATAGTCCGGCTTACACAAACCTTTTTGCGCTCCCTAACGCTCAAGCGGTTGGTTCGTCGGTGTTGACGGACGTCGTTGGTAGGCTTCCAAAAGGCACACTTAACGATGTGGGAGATATTTTGCGCCAGCAGGGTATTGACCCTCGCTCTATAGGCATGGTGTCAGCCAAGGGGCAGTGGGTCATTAATCCATCGCAGCCCATGCCGCTCCAATTTTGGGATTCAGTGAAGAAATCGCTGGATACGGCTGCAAACAAAACTAAAGACCCAATGACCGGAAAGATATTGAACCCACCGTTATATTCCGCAACGACCGAAAATGTGACCAAGCTCAGAAATGAATTAGATATTCTTGTGCCGGAATACGCGGCGGTTCGCGGCAAGGCGGCTGAAATTCTTGGAGCTAAGAGCGCCGTTGATCTTGGGTCTAAGTTTTTAGAAATGAAAAACACTAAACAAGTAGATCAAGTTTATAGAAGCTTCCTGAACAACAAAAATGTTTTGCCAGAGGTAAAACAGGAATTTGCGTATGGTATGGCGGGCGCGTACCGCAAGATGATGGAGGATGCGCCAGATAAGGCTTTCAAAATGTTCACCGGCAAAGACGCCGGGGCTAACATCAAACGCATGAACGACGCGCTTGCTCCTATTGGCGCAAATGCGGGATCAGACCTTGTTTCCCAAGTTGTTGCCCAAAACCTTAACCGTAGCATACAAGCTCTTCAGCCAGCCTCCACAGCCAGTCGGGCGGGGCAACTTATCCCTTACGCAGGAACCGGCTTGGCCGCTGTTGCGTCACAGATCGGTGAGGTATTGGCGCAGCCATTGATTTGGGCTCAAACGCCGGGGGCAATCGCTGCTTTGTTTGCAACTGGAGCCGCCGGGAAGTATTTTAATTGGAAAGAGGCGCGAGTCGCCGAAAAAATACTTGAGCGGTCTATAAATCCAGATCGTATGGCTGAAATTGCCAAAATCGTCGCTGATGATCCAAATGCACGATCTTTCTTGTCTAAGATGTCCAATATGGCTCTTCAATATGGAAAGTATCCCGCTGGCGCAACGATTAGCACAGAGCCTAGAGAACTAACCATACGCGGGGAGAGACCCCAACGGGCCACGGGCGGTCGCACCGGCGGCATGACCGCAGACAAGCTGATTGTTGCCGCGGAACGTGCTAAAAACTCTATTGGGAAAGACACCGAGGCGCTGCTCTCGACTTCAGACGCCAGTGTCGCGAAAGCCTTGGCCGTGGCCAACCAGAAACTTGAGGGTTAAAGAATGGCTTCCTCATTCACAACAAATAAGACAATCGAAAAGCCCGGCAACGGCGACTACGTGGACCTGTGGAACGTCCCAGTCAATGGCGACATGGACATCATCGACCAGTCGTTGGGCGGGACAACCTCTCTCAACGCAACTGGCGGCTCGGCGACGCTCACTGTCTCGCAGTATCGGTCTTTGATTATCTCTATATCCGGGGCCATGTCTGCAAACGTTACCTACACTATACCGTCCGGTATTGGCGGGCAGTGGATCGTCAAAAATCTGACGACTGACAGCGTTGGTGGACCGTGGACAGTTACCTTTGCTTCTGCCGGTGGCGGGGCCTCGTACACCATCCCTCGCGGGACTGGCACAACTATTTTTTCAGACGGGACAAACATTTACTCCGTATCGCCGGTTGTTGGAACGAACAATCAAATCATATTCAATTCCGGCGGGATCCTCACCGGATCAGCAAATTTAACTTTTAACGGCACTGCGTTTACGTCCCTAACAGACAATGTCCTTGGCGACACCGCCAAGACAACCAGTATCGCTGGCATCTTGAACGTGGATGCAAACACGTTGTACGTTGATCCAACCAACAATCGCGTGGGTGTCTTGACCGCCTCACCAGCCGTTGCTTTGGATGTGGCCGGTCAAATCAACGACACGCTTGGAAATGTTCGCACAATTCCCATTACGGCAAAGGGTGCCGACTACACCCTGATCGCGTCAGACGCGGGGAAGGTCATTGCGCCGACAACGGGTTCAATCACAGTGCCAAATTCTGTGTTTTCCGCCGGGCAAACCATCACCATATTTAACAACGCGGGGACGACGCGCTCAGTAGTTCAGGGGGCAGGCGTAACCATGCGCCTTGCCGGGACGGCGACGACCGGGACGAGAATTATGGACCAGTACGGTATCGTGACGCTCGTCTGCATTACATCCTCCACGTTTGTTATAGCTGGGGCGGGGTTGAACTGATGGGGATATACAACGTCATTTCTTCTTTGGGCGACAGCCGCAAAAGCTCATATGTTTTTGACGACAACCTGTTTGCGGGGCCGATTGGAAATCCAACGGATTCGCTTACACTTAACTTGTTAGACTATTTTAGCGTTGGGCAAATACCAACTGGAAAAGTTATTGCTGTAACAGCAAAACTTCTTCCGGGTACGGGGTGGATTTACAACTCCCCGTACACTTGGAATTTAACAATCGGGACCAACGGGTTCACCAGTTACACGCCGTATGCAAACAGAAAACAATTTTTCTTCAGGTTAAACCTGACAGGCTACAACGTGTACGCAAACGGGGTTTACTCCGGCGATTCCACAAACAGTCCGCAGGGGCAATTAACAATAACAACCATCGCACTGGTGTAGCGCAGCCATCTACCGCTGCGCCAACCGAATATACTTCTTCCGGTAGCCTTCGGATCTCGCGTTCAGCCTCACCTTCCAGCCGTGGAACCCGCTGACGTGGCATGAGGCCATTTGGGCATGCGTGCGGACGCCCGAGGACAAGCAGCGCTTCATGTGCTCGACGCCTGCCGCGAGCCCGTACTGGCACTCACGCAGGCGCGAGGGGTTGTAGCCCATCGCCCTCGCCGTCCCCGGCATCACTTGCAGGAGGCCCTGCGCACGCCCGTGGCGGGTCTTAGGGCCAACCGCACCACAGTTGAAGCCGCTCTCAAGTTTGGTCAGCTTGAGGGCCGTCTGGACCCACTCCTGCCCCAACTTGGCGGAGACTTCTCGGGCCACCATGTCGGCGACAATTTTTTTGTTTGGGCTGACGACCAAATTGTTGGTCGCATAATCTTTTGACGATTGATGGTTTAGGGGTGAGACCCAGTCGCCAGAATTATTGCGCTCTGCAAATTCTGCGTGGGAAATTTCCGCATATGCGGGTGACGCCATGATGGTCGCCAAAATTACAAAATACGCTTTCATGCTTTTCTCCTTTTCGCGGTTGCCACGCCGCGTTATTTCTCCGACCTGTTTTTTGCGCCTGACAGTATGAGCGCGAACGCCCGGTAATTTATGCCATCAATGTGGCTATCATAATGCAGTGGATCAGATGCTCGACGCGCATCTTTCACCGATTCGAGGATGATCGCCACGTCATACGGCGAAATATAGCGGTTCAACTTTAAGCTGGAAATTGCGGCGGCACGTTCAAAGTTTTTTTCAATGCCGCCGTACATCGCGCCGCGTTCGCCGATCAGGTCTTTTGCCTCATCGAAAATGTCTCTGGGGTCCATATCAATTTGCTCCCGTGATCAGTTTTACCTTCCCGACGTGATTGCTGTTTATCGCAATCTCGCCCCGGCTCTCGTACCCTGTCTCTCTTTTGTAGAACTCTTCTACGATAACAAAGTCGTTCTGGCACAGCTTCACAACAAATTCGACGAGCGTGTTTGATGGGTGCAGCACATGGAGCTGGTGGACTAAATTGCCGTTACTCGAAGGCATATTCATTGTTATGAGGAACTTCACTTTCACGTCTCCAAAATTTCAATCATATTCTCGAAGTCTTTTGCGCTCTTATGCGCAGGCCCTTTTACTTTTTCAGGTTTCAAAGACAATAGCAATTTCTTTTGGGTGCTGTCCTTTGACGACAAGACCTTCAAGACGCGCTCGTCAATCGTCTTCCTTGAGACGAGGTGCAGTATCCTGACAGGTTTTGTTTGCCCCTGCCGGTGAAGGCGCGCGTTAAATTGCTGGTAATATTCAAGGCTCCACGTCAAGCCAAACCAGACGATGACGGACCCGCCGCCCTGTAGGTTTAGCCCGTGACCGGCGGACGCCGGGTGGGCCAACAGCATCTTGATCTCGCCCCTGTTCCAGCGGTCGATGGTCTCTTGTTTCTTGTCGAGCACGACAGCTGCGGGGAACTTCGCCTGCAAACGCTCAAGGTCGAAGCGGTAATTGTAGGCGACAAGCAAATTCTCGTTGGGGTTTTCCTCGACGATCTCGGCGAGGGCGTCGAGCTTTGCCCCGTGAACTTCCGACCAGTTGCCGTTTGCGCCGGTGTACATGCCGCCGTTTGCAAACTGGAGGAGCTTGTTGGCGAGGACCGCGGCCGTCATGGCCTCGACCTCTTCGCCGTCTTCAAGCTCGGCGATGAGGGTCTTCTCAAAGTCGGCGTAAATCTCCAAGGCGGCCGTCGGCATATCGACGCGCTCGATCAAGTCAATTCGCTTCGGCAGCTCAAGATAATCCTCGGCGCTCATGTGAATAATGTTGGGTGCGATCAGGGCGTGGATCTTTTCGGCCGAGCCCTCGCGCGGCGTCAGCTTGTAGCCCATGTAGTCGGCTTCAAAAAAACGCTGCTTGTATGCGGTCATGGTGCGGCCCAGAGACTGGCCGAGGTCGATCAGGTACATCTGGGACCAGACGTCGAGCAAGCCATTGGGCGACGGCGTGCCGGTCAGGAGGACCATGTATTCAGTCTTTGGCAAGATCCGGCGCAGCGCCTTGAAGCGCTTGCTCGACGAGTTCTTGAAGCTACTCGACTCGTCGATGATGATCATGTCGAAGGGCCACTTCTGCCCCAATGTCTCGACCAGCCACGGGATGTTCTCGCGATTGATGACGAACACGTCCGCCTCGGCCTGCAAGGCCATCATGCGCGCCTTCTGGGAGCCGGTGCATACCGACACGCGCAGGTGGTTGAGGTGTGACCACTTG